CCCGCCATGATAAGTCTGCCGCCTGGAAATTGTTTAGAAAGGATAGTATTGCTGGCATCACGACTTTTTACGTCTTTAAAAATATCTCTCAATACCTTTGTATCTCTGATCATCGGCGCTATACGTGATTTACTGTAGTCCTGTGATGTTTCGATAGTTGGTTGGATCATCATTATCGGTGCGGGCGCCAGATGTGCGAACCGCCCAATAACATTGTTCATGATATCAGACTTCCCAACCTGTGATGCGGTCTTGGCAACTACCCTAGTTATGCCTGGTTCAGTAAAAGCATCCATAATGGCTTTTTGGTATGGAGCACGATCTGTTCGCCACCGCCCAGGCTCTGCAGCAGCTTCGCCAGATATCATCCTATAGCTATCTGCCCATTCGGACACCGTTTGATCTGATAACGGCATCAATGACTGTTTTACTATTTTCTTGAAAAGATCAACTGTCTTCTTCATCACTAAATATCTCCGGATCATAATCGCTAAGCTCAGTTAACCTTGACTTAATTTCTTTAGAAAGTTCCGTCATAATAACACTTCTGCTCTGATTCTCCAGTCTAGCAGCCATCTTGGCTGGTATGCCCAAAAGCTGACTCCGTAATTTAGATAACATATCTGTCATAACTCTTTCGACATCTGCCGCATCATGTGACAGATTTTGTCGCTTTGCCAATTCAAGTTCAGCTAATTTACGTTTTGCAGCTTCATGCAATGCTTTTTCAGACCAATAATCATCTTCATCCTTGCTGGAATATTTATTTTCATAAAACGAGGCTATTGACATTGTTAAAACGAAGTCTCCTTCTATTTCACGATGCAAAATTTCCTCATTTACCAGCTGATTTACACGTCGTTCGCTAATTCCTAACAATTCAGCAAGCTCTCTTGCAGAGCCACGTTTCAACATTTTAGCCACTTCTATTTTCACCGCCTGTCTACTACTGAGGGAAGGAAATAGTAAAAAATCTTTTTAAATCTAAGCCTTTTTCGGGCTTCTCGAAAGAACCGCAAGGCTCGCCGCCCGCAGGAAGAACCTATGAAAATTCTCCTGAGGATGGACATAAGAAAAGCACTCACCAAAGTAAGTGCTTTTCTTCTTGTTTATTTAGCTCTTTCTATTTGCTGCTTTTGATTATTAAAAAAATCCTCAACCTTATCAAAACTAATCCTATCTTCTGCAATTGCAATTTTAAGCTGTCTTATTGTATCTGCAATAAGATTATTCAAAGCCCTACAATGGTTTTGCGCTTGGACTGTTTTTTCTTCTTTTGTTCCATTTAACAGATCTAGTGTACCTACTAAGTATCTAGCTAAGTTATAGTAATTACTATACACATCCTCGGAGTACCAATGAATTCCCGGACAATAACTAAGCAATAGCTGGCGAGCTTTTATCAATTCTTCCTCGTTTTCAAAACATGAATATATTTCCGTTTCAGGTTCTAAAGCAGAGCTACGTTTTATTGTCCAAACTGAATCCAGATAAATTGATAGTTTTTCATACGCCTCTATGCGGTGGTCTATTATTTTTTTATAGTAATCCCTTTTATAATCGATATCACTTAATTCTTTCTGTATCTCTTTTTTCTGATTTTCAATAGCAGCTAATACACTTTTCTGTAATTCAGCATTTTGTTTCAATAGCTTCTCTTGAAACTCATTTTGTTTTACATCTCTTTGCTCATCATGCAGTTTTTGTTTCTCTAGTAACTTTTCAGAAAAAAAGTTACGTATTCCTTCACGATATAAATAACCAAGTATTAAAACACTTATAATTATCCATGCACTTACTTGAGTTTCTTTGAAAACTGAAATAATGAAATCTATCAAAATTCCCACCATCCATAATTTTATATAGCAATATTATATCACACGATTAAATCATATGCCTGCTTGTGTTTCTCGTTCACATGATCACCACCGCCTCGATATTTATGTTTGTTTCAACACATGAAAAAGCACTCACGGGTGTGAGTGCTTTTCCTATTAATTATGTACTAAAATTTAGTATATTATTGTACTTTTACGCTGTTTTATTATCTAGTTGTTTTCTCTTAAAACACTTGAGAAAATTTGTAGCATTATATACAAAATTCTAGCTGCTGATGCCATAAACCAAATATTTAGAAACAACCATACATAAAAAATATTCGGACTTGCAATGTTCGATATTCCGAGCAAAATAACTGACGAAACCGCACTCAATATACCTACAACCACAGTACACTTAAAATATCCATTAAAGCAATCTATCAGGTTGCATTCTTTTAACAGCTTAATAACTCTTTTACTTGCAGATACTATCAATATCGACATCATTGCGGCTAAAAAGCCTAATAAAATCGCTGTAATATTAATTATGGCGTTTAATATTTGATCAAAATTAGAAATTACAGCAACATTAATTCCACAGTAAAAAGCTACACAAACAAAAATAATAGCACTTACTAATGGCGCATATTGCTCAAATTTCTTACTCATTTTCCGGCCTCCTTATATATAAGTTAGTCGATCCCAGGCTATCAAAATATTTATTTTCCATCTCCATAAATATTCTATTATTGGTTATAGGATGTTCACGTGAAAAACTAAAAGGAACTTTTTCATCATGTCTTTGTTCAAACAAATCATATGATTCCACTTTTGAATGCTCACCAGGCAATTTAGCAGATACATTCAGTTTTTTTACATCAGCATTCCCCAAAAGACTTCTAAGTAATCCTCTCACACTTTCTAGGTTCATAGAACTATCACGAGCTGTCATCCCAAGACGCAGCGTTGCATCAAAGTAATTTGCGCCCATTCCTCTTGAAGCTTCCGCAACCTGGCTAACTGATGGGTTTGTAGAATTAATACAACTTGCAGCAGAAAAAGATACTCGCTTAATCAATGAGCCATCAACAAATAGCTGCAAATCACTCGGAGCGAGAATTACAATCGGTTGAATTTGATTATTACTAAACTCACTAAAAAAATCACTAACATATCTTGGTGAAACGCCTTCTAGTGACCTTTGAATCAGCATTACGTTATTATTATTATCATAAAGCACATTAGTAAATTCAGCTAGATTCTCATTGTTCCGCAATACAACTTCTCTGCATATACCGTTTTCATCAATTATGCTTGGTAACATCGTTTCTCTTACTCTAACAAATTGAAGATGCCAATAATTATATCTGCTTTGCCCTCTTTGTCTATTCTTATAACTTATACTAACTAATATTATTGCCTCACCATTAATTATGTCAATTTTTCTTGTCATAATTGGCATTTGTTGAAGCTCAGTTAATACTTCGTCTAAATTAACTGCCACTGGAGTAACATTATTATTTACTGAATCATACAACATTTCATTCAAAAGAAAGTACTCAAACCGAATTGTTTTCTTCTTCACATAAATCACTCCTAAATTATTAATATTATAATAGGAGTATATTTCGTCATAATTTTACTTAATCCTGCATACTACCACAAAAGCCGCTGATCCTTAACCAGATCAACGGCTTTTGTCAATTTCTACACATACATTATAACACAGGTCAATACTCGCATTCTATCTCCTCTTTTAATTTTTGCAGCGCCTTAGAATGCATTTTGTGTATATACTGCCACGAATATCCCAAATCCGCAGCAATAACTTCCCAACGCTGATAATTCAGGTACCGTTTGAACAATATAAGCTGCAGCTTCTCGTCGTCAAGCATTTTAATTAGCGCTCTCGTCGCCGCTAATGCCTCTGTAAGCATCTTAATATCGTTTTGAACGGTAATTTTCACGTCAGCCATCTTCGCAACCGTACCGCCCAATTTGTCGTTACTACCACCACCCCCAGGCGCCAAACTGTAGACCGGCGTAATTTGCTCTGCCAAATCTTTTAGATCCTGCAGCATTTGTAAATCCGCTTCAAGCTGCTTCTGCCAGACCCATGCACTTTTTAACCTTTGCTTTATTTCATCCGTCGTAGGCATCGCATCACCCCTCTGTCCGTAAAACATCTGCAGCAACGTCTATCGCAGCACTTTCAGCTTCACTCAGCTGATGACCATGCTGCACCTGCCCTAACATACCGATCACGCTCCGGAATTGATTTTCTTTTACACAATTTACCCTGCGACAGTAAACTTTATTCTCGCTTACTTGACGGCTCCACACGCATCCCTTACACTTATGTGCCAATTTAACCACGCTCCTTTACTCCAATTGCTCAATTCGTACATAAAGCCCTGGCTGCTCTGACCAAAACTTTTCTGTAATCTCACTTGCTACCTGTGCATCGTCTGTCCAATAGCCGAGCCCAGTCATTACATCCTTAAGCAGCTTGATCATATTATCAGTGTCCGGCTTTGTAATTTTATATTCGCCGTTCTTATGTTTCCCTATAGCTGTATAGCACCATTTAGTCAAAAGCCTTATCGGACCGGTCAGCTTTTTTTCAGGTACATAAGCTGCCAGGTGCGCACTAAACTTCTGCCTGGCATCTTTAAGTGCGTCAGGTTCATAATAGTGTGGCTTACCGTTTACAACATGGACCTTTTTCTGCTGATGCGTAACTGTTGGCAGTTTCATCTGAATAAAGAACTCAATCATCATATGCTCCTCTTTCGTAAGCTTCCCGCCATTCTTGAATCGTAGCCAGCAAATAGTCAGCGCCTTCTTTACTTCCAAGCAATTCCTTTCGGTCAATTGTATTTTTTACGATAAGAGTTCCGTCTGTTTTCATAAAACCAAATTGTAATTTTCCAGCCTTCTCATAACAACGCATAAAGCTATTACCGAATTTTACAACTTCTCCTTTTTCAGTTTCCCAGTATTTACTATTTTTCATTTTTCATTCGCTCCTTTTTCCTTTCGCGCGGTATACCTCTTCCTACAACCGAAAGGAATTTTCCCGCCAAGCCAAGGCGGAAAATCCTTTTGTTGTATAGGAATACAACCTACAATGACTAATCATATATAGATACATCGCGCGCGCGTATATCGCGTATATAATATTAGTGAACATTCACTTAAGGAAAATCTCGATAATCGCTCGACTTTTTCCGATTCGGAAATTCTCGATAATGTTCGAGTTTTTCCAAATTGTCAGAAAACGGCGTCGTGGAAAAACACTCGACTTTTTCCAATTCGGAAAAGGAAAATCATTCGACTTTTTCCGTTTTCCGAACGACTTCTCCATTATTGCTTATTGCAAACATTCCACTTTCTCGAATATGATTCTTCACCGTTTTTTCCGTCACATCTAAATAACTGGCCAGGCTTTTTACTGTCGGAGTCCCACCAAAACTTTCTGCTTCAAAAGCTTTTTGTAATGCTACTATTCGTTCTTTTTTCAAATCATCCGGTGACTTCTTCTTTTTGAAATTCCGCTGCCAGGCTGGTCCCTGCCCGTCAGGTTCAATATCCTTTAGACTTCCAATATCATCAACGTAATGCACAGGATAATTAAACCAAAGATTGATCGGCGGGAACTTCGGAAACTCACGTAGAGTCCCTTCAATGCGCCACGCTGTACGTTGCCGCACCCGCTGTTTGGCCGCCGGAATCGCCGTTTTCACAAGCTCAATATTAGTATTATTGCCAAGCATCTTATGGCAGTATTCCAACAGTACAGTGCTGCTGCACTCGTCATCCTGCGATAAATCCTGTATATAGGCAGGGTAATATCGTTTTAAATACGCCAAGCACTCGGCGCAAATTGCTTTATTTTCTTCCTGCTTCAGTAATTCTTCTGTTGGTTCCAGCTCTATCAAATCAAGCAGTGCGTCAGGATCACGGGCAAATACTCCTGACCCTGAAGCTCTGTCCATAGATTTTTTACTGCCTTGGCCACCCTTTGAATGATGGTGGCAGTAGATCACAGCGCAGCCCAGTTCCGTACAAACCTTATCGAACTGATTACAGAAATGCGCCATCTGGTCAGCACTGTTTTCGTCACCGGTGATGATTTTATAAATCGGATCGATAACGATAGCAATATAATTCTTCTTTGCGGCACGCCTGATCAGCTTCGGCGCCAGCTTATCCATCGGAATCGACTTGCCACGCAAATTCCATACATCGATATTAGACAAATTGCTCGACTCCCACCCCATTGCCGTATAAACATCCTTAAAACGATGCAAACAACTTGCCCTGTCAAGTTCAAGGTTCACATATAAAACTTTACCCTTTGTACAGCTAAAATTAAGCCACTGACGGCCCTCGGCAATCGCGCAGCACAACTCTATCAAAGCATAGCTTTTGCCTGCCTTAGACGGCCCTGCAATGAGCATTTTATGCCCCTGTCGCAATACATTATCAATCAGCGGTTTTGCCAGCTCCGGTAAATTATCCCAAATCTCACTAATGCTTTCCGGTTCCGGAAGATCATCGTTGACCGCCTCAATCCACTCCTGCCATTCTACAAAACTGGCTTTGCCGATGTTGGTATCAACTAAAAACTGCTTGTGTCCCTGACGCATCACGCCCGGCATTCTGCTGAGCCGCGAAGGATTACGGTTTTGGGTATCGATTTCAAGGCCGTTTTTCTTACAAACAGCGTAAAGATAATCAACACGTTTACGATATTCCGCATAGTCTGCTGCATCGATCCTAACAATAGCATGCAGCGACTTTTTTCCTGAATGTACCAGGCAGGCCACCGGCAGTTCCAGTGTCCGGATAATTTCATTCTGCTTGGCTATATCCATCTTGTCCGATTCGACCAGAGCATACCGAAATTCTGTCACATTGTCGTTTTTCACGCCTTTACCATCAAGAGGATTAAAACGTATCCATGCGCCGCACTCAGGGTTGTAATCGCCAAGCACCCCGCCGATATCACCCTTACATTTATTAAGTAGCTCAATGAGCTGCCCAGCTGTTCTATCAGAACAACCTTTTGACGGTAGATATTTACCGTCTTTTTGCCATGATTCCGTTACATAGCCAACATTTTCCGTACTGTCGAATAAAGTTTCCAGATAAGTTACCAGTTCTTTTACCGGATCCCAGTTTTCCGGGTCCGCTATTTCCTGGCCTTCGATCCAGTTCTTATCGACCAAAACCATATCTTCTTTTTGTCCGATGATATCATCCCATGAAAGTTCATGATCTTCACGCTGCTGTGGCGTCCAGCCGTTATCCTTAGCCATTGCTACGATCGTACCAGCCGTTACTGGTGCGCTGGTATCACCTCTGAACGTCTCCCATTTTTTTCGACATTCATTTGCGTAGTATCTTCCAGCATCTCGCCGGCTCCAATCATCCCACACGCTCACGCTGTAACCTTCTGCTTTCAACGCCATGCCAACATTGACCCACTCCTGATAATCAAGAACGCTCGGATCGATATAATCAAGCAGCGGCAGCAAATCCAATTTATTCTCCATGATGTTCTCCTTTATTCAGGCTTGTAAATCCGTGGATCAATGCCTGCCGGAATACGCCAGCCACCGGCAGCAATCCTGTCTATCAGTTTCTTGGCATGTTCGAAAGACCAGGTACCGACATGCCGGAACCCACGACCCTCTAAAAACCGGATCTGTTTCGGTGTCGTTAATCCTTCATTCCTGCGTTTATCCAAACGATCAAGTATTTTCGCAGCTTTACCGGCATTATCGATCTCATCCGGATTTATACCAAACTTCTCTAATGTTTTAAGTTGCTTTTCACTGGCCGGGCTCATTTCCCAACCGAATGCTGGTACATAGCTTGACAGATCCTCTGCTTGGATACTCATTTCAAACTGCAACGGATCCACCAGCTTACGCTTACGCTGTTTCATTGCTGCCAACTGTTTCGCCAAAGCTTCTTCCCGCTGAGCAACAACATCTTCAGAAGCCTGCTTTTCCACTGCTTCCAAATCTAACGGACAAGCTGCGTCCTGTAATGTTTCAGTCATAGCTCTGGCCACATCTTCATTTGTCGCAATCAAATGCGCCGGTCGGCACAGTTCATGGCGTTCTGTATGCCACAGAAAATCAAGCAGCAAAAGTTCTTCTTTGCCCGGTGCCAGCCTCGTACCACGACCCACCATTTGACAATACAAACTCCTGACCTTCGTTGGTCTTAATACCACAATGCAATCAACAGCCGGGCAATCCCACCCTTCTGTCAAAAGCATTGAATTACAAAGCACGTTATATTTACCGGTTTCAAAATCACTCAGCACCTTTGCGCGATCCTCGCTGTTACCATTTACTTCGGCAGCGCTGAAACCGATACCATTCAAAATATCCCTAAACTTTTGGCTAGTCTTGACAAGTGGTAAAAAAACTACAGTCTTTCTATCCATACAAATTTTAGCCATTTCCTCAGCAATCTGATTCAGATATGGATCGAGAGCCGTTCCCAGATCGCTGGTCTTAAAATCACCGGCCTGGGTCCCGACACCTGTCAAATCTAATTTCAGAGGAATAGTCTGAGCCTTGATTGGCGACAAATAACCTTCTTTAATAGCTTTAGGCAGCGTATATTCATAAGCAAGGCTCTCAAAACATTGCCCTAAATTACGCATATCGCCTCTGTCAGGCGTTGCAGTAACACCAAGCACCTTAGCGCTGTCAAAATGTTCCAGCACCTTCTGATAGCTATCTGAAAGTACATGATGTGCTTCGTCGACGATGATCGTATCGAAAAAATCCTTTGCAAATCCGTTTAACCGCTTCTCGCGCATCAACGTCTGGACAGAACCTACTACCACACGATACCAACTTCCCATACAGGTATATTCAGCTTTTTCCATAGCCGATTTTAAACCTGTAGCCTGCTCGATTTTGTCACAGGCCTGCTGCAGCAGTTCAAAACGGTGCGCTAAGATCAGTACCCGGTCACCTTGTTTAACCTGTTCCTCTGTAACCTTTGCAAAGACTATAGTTTTACCGCACCCGGTCGGCAATACCAACAGGGTGCGGTTTATTCCTTTATTCCACTCGTCAAAAATAGCCTGTTTAGCTTCTTCCTGATATGGACGCAGCTGCATTAGAAAGCTCCGGGCCGAAATGCAGGAACGGCCTGCGGTTGTCCTTGATATAAGTTTTGTTGCTGCGGTGCTGCCGCAGTAGGTGCTGTTGCCGCTGTATTTTCAGGATCATAAAAGCGTTTAATTTCGTTATACTGCTTACCATCGTGCATGCGGATACCGATCTTGGCCCTGCCCTTTCGACCAACTACCCGCGGCCAATCCATTTTCAAAGGTTCACCATGCTTTTTCAGCCCAATACCGATAAAGAAAGCCGAAATCATGCCTTCCGTCCGAGAATGTAAGAACAAGTTATGCCTGATGCGGGCTTCTCCTTCTGGTGTTTCAACTACCAAAGTGATTACAGCTTTATTACATGGCGGTAACTTTTCGCTGCCTTCATGACGGGCACGTTGAAACTCTAATACCTTAAATTCATAATCACCTTCCGGCAGAATGATAAAACCGGCGCTCTCCTTTTCAATAGTATCGTCCCATCCTAATTCTCTTTCTTCTACGGGTACTGCTTGTCCTAATTGTTCAAATGCCATTGTTTTATTCTCCTTTATCTGTTAAATATTATTTAAACTACATTGAGTTTCTTAAACTTAAAAAGGTATCTCCCTGTTCTCTTTGATCAAAGCAAAGACATTGGGCCAGGCTCCAATCAAACAGCCCTGTACAAAATCCTCTGCGTAATTTTCAAAAGGTGTTCCCTCTGGATAATAGCCACGCTGGGCAACAACCTTTTGAATTTCTGCAAGCGTTACCCCTTCCGGCGCCATTAAATCAGCCAATGCTTTCGGCACACAACTTGGAATTACTTTTGACGTTTGTACAGTCACTGTATCACCTGATGCTGTTACAGGGATAAGCGCCGGATCTACAGATATTAGCCCAGAAGGTGTATCTATAATTGCAGTGGCACTAGCAACCGGTGCCGCAAGCGTTTCCGGCTGCATTACAACTGGCTGCAACACAGGCTGCAAAGCTTCCGTATTGGAATAGACCAGGCAGCCACGAATACTTTTAAAATCAAAGGGCAATTCTTCCGGTAGATCCTGTCTGTTCTTCGCATCCCAGTTAGGATGATGTGTCGTATACATTACCCGCTCACCACCGGCGGCCTTGCATTTCTTCCCGTCCTTATCCTGTGCGATCACGATAGTCTTATAGTTGGCAAACAGCAGCATATCAGCCCACTCTTTGACCAGCGGAGCAGTCTGCGATGAAGTCTTTTTGCCAAGCTTCAGCTCATACCGATCAAAACTTCCACCTTCATTAGGCAATTCAAACTTACGCATCTGCATATGTGCTGTTAAAACAACATTGATCCCAACCTCGATCACATCAGAAAGCAGATTTAAAAAGCGTCCAAATTCTTCCCTTACAAAAATATAGCCACTGCCATAACCAAAATCCTCGATTCCATTTTTTCCATTTTTAGCACATACATGACCAACGCAAAGCTGTTCTGCCCAGTCAATCGTATCAATAACCAATGTTTTACAACAGGTCGGATTTTTGATAACCTCTCTAACCTCATCCAGCAACATCGTCCAAGAAGTCGGCGCCGGTAATCTGGCAACATCATAGACATTCGTACTGCCTTCGGTATCGATAAACAGCGGATCCGGAAAATCAGCGGCAAAAGTAGTTTTGCCAATACCTTCAGGACCATAAACTACAACTTTTTGCGGCTTTACAATCAGCCCTCTGGTAATTTGAAACTTCATCAAAACTCACCTTTCTTCCATGTTTTTGCGCCTTCATCCGAAAGGCCGTTATCTTCTTTAACATAACCATCTTCGATAATGACCGAACACTCTTTACCACTGCTGACACGTGTAGCGATCACCTGCAGCTGTTCCTGTTCCAACCATTTACCAAATTCATTTAAAGTATCCTGGTCCATCTGCTCCAGCTTATCCATGAGCACAAAACCACAGTTAGGATTCAATTTGCGGACAATAGCAGTAGCTACTTTAAGCAGCTCACTGCCACTCATGTTATCCCACTTATTCCCACGATAAATCAGCTCACCACTTTCAACAGACAATTCCGGTAGCGGCAAGTCTGCGTTTTCCAACAACTTTAAGCGCTGCTCTCTAATATCTTCGATCGATTTTGTCAGTTCATCATACTGCTGACTATATTCTTCAGCTTCGATTTCAGCCTTTTCCCTGTCCATATTGGCCCTGATTTTTATATTTAAGCGATCTATGTCAGAGATATTCGCTTCCAATTCTGCCGTACTTTCATCCTGCAAATCTGCGGCCGACTTACGGGCAACCGAAACTGCAGCCTCAGCTTCTTCAAGCCGGTTCTTCGCTTCGTCAAAAGCAATCTGCGCTTTAGTTAATTCCTCTTCATACTGCCGGCACATTTGCCGCTTGCGCTGGTTTTCGCCGTTCCTGGCAAGTATCGCCTGCTGCTGCCTAATTAGATCAGCTGCGGAAACGAGCTCTTTCGGAACATCCGGATACATTTCAAGCTCAGCCGCATACTTTTTCTTTTGGTCAGCAATGCGTCCAACTTCATATCGCCTGTTATAAATTCTTTGTTCTTCAACATCTAACTGGTAAAGTTTTTCACCGATCCCGATTATCTGCAAAAGAGCATTAGCCTTTTCTTTATTATTTGCATTTAAAAATTTCGGTAGGTCTAAGGCAAGTTGCGCTACAAACTCATTTAAAATCTGCTGGCCGCCTTTATTCCCCTGCGGGTCGATAACCTTTAAGCTACCATTGACGCCTTTTCGCTCAACTATAAACCCATTAGATAACTCTATATGCAGAATTGGTGGAGTAACAGATCCTTGGCGCTGTGGTTCAGAAGGTTTGTATCGTTCCCCACCAAGCGCCCATGCAATAGCATCCAGAACGCTAGTTTTACCCTGACCATTTTTACCACCGAGAATAGTCAAGCCATTCGCTGAAGGTACTAATTTTACTGCTTTAATTCTTTTAATATTTTCAAGTTCAAGACTGTTAATTTTTACTGTCATTGAAATAGCTCCTTCCTTCTATTTATGCTATAATGTAACCAATACAGGTTATTCACGACCTATGTATTAACCCTGAGCTGTCAGCATTGCCGTGCTGATAGCTCTTTTTTTAATTCATTCCAGCAACCTTGCACCAGAGCCATAACCCGAAAAATACGCCGGCCCAAGTCCCGATAGCAATTACCGCAATTTGATAACCTAACTCTTTCCACATCTCACCACGCCCTTTCTAAAAACATTCCCAAAATAATCAGTGATGCCGCTATCAGGATCTTAGGGAAAATTTCACTCTCAGCAAAAAAGTACCAAATATAAATCCCTAGTGTTTTCATGACAGCCTTGCCTCCTCACTTAACAAGTAGTTATCAATGGCATTTTGAGTCACATAGCGGTATTTCCCGCGCAATACATAAGGTAACCGTCCTTCATTAAAAAGCTGCTGTAAAAATTCATTTCCGCAACACAACAATATTCGTACCTCATTGATTGGATAAAGCATGCGGCGCGGTACTTGTTTTAAGGCTCGCTCCCTCTGCTCTTTTTTGGTTGGTCTGGCCATATTTTATACTCCTTTCCTTTTCTATCGCTCCTGCTATAATACTTATAGGGAGGAGGTGATATTTTGAATAATTTGGAAATCGCAAAAGATATCATTGTCGCAGCAATAAATCGAGGCCATTTCGACGATATTGACAGAAGAAATAATGTCGAAGTTATCCATGAACAACGTATCGCTCATATTGTTAAAGCATTTAAGGAAATTCACAAAGCTGTTTACGAAGCAAGTGATGAAGAAGCAAAATTCATAAATAGTTAATACGGTCTCTGTTTTACCAAAAGAGTGCAGTTGCAGCTGTACTCTTTTTCTATTTCAGATACAACTTTTATAATCTCTTTCAAATCCTGTTCATTTCTTACTTGCCACTCAACCTGTATCTGTAATATGTCCATTCCTCCATCATCTCACTTTCTGTTCTTTTAAATTTTTCATTTTTCGATCACACCAATCGCCAAAATCTTTTGCGTTTTGCGACCCCAACATTTTGAACCGTCTTAGTTCGCCCATCGGCATTTGATTGCGCCCTCCTTTCTTTAGTTGCATTTATGCAACTAATCAGTCAAAAAAAATTGTGCTAGGTTCTTTCAACTCTAGTATTTTACTCATTGAGGCGGCTTCATCTACTGAAATTTTACAGCGGCCATTAAGTTTTGCATTTACACTTTTGGCCGTCAGGCCAAGTTTTTTAGCCAGTTCCCTCTGCGTTATGCCTTTTTCAGCTAAAGCACCGCGTAGCTTTGCTAAGTTCATCTAATATCACTTCCTTTGCTTCTCTTCGTTGCATTTATGCTACAAGATTATGATAACAGCACATAATTCAAAAGTCAAGCATAAATGCAACGAATTTTATATTTTTGTTTTACTTTTCGTTGCATTTATGTTATTATTGGTTTAAGCAGTAAAGAGAGGTTTTTACAATGAGCGAAAAAGAATTAACAGAACTAATTGAAAAAATTAAACTTCGGCGATTGGAACTCGGTCTATCTTATCAGGAACTTTCGGATTTAACAGGCATCAACAAATCTACTCTTCAAAGATATGAAACAGGATTCATCAAAAAAGTTCCTATAAACCAAGTTCAAATAATTGCGAAAGCTCTTAATGTAACTCCAGGTTATCTAATGGGGTGGGAAAATGATAACGAAAACCAAACCTATTACCTCAATCCTGAAGCAGCAAAAATGGCACAGGAAATTTATGATAATCCTCAATACAAGGTATTATTTGACGCTACCAAAAAACTAAAACCCGAAAGCATTAAAGAAGTTATGAAATTTATTGATTACCAAAAAGCCAAAGAGGAAGGCGATCTCAATGAGTAGAACTATCTTATATGACTTGCCTCACGATGTTCGAGGCTTTGTTAGAGAAGATATTGATGGAGAAGCAATTTTCATATTGAATGCCCGCTTAACGAGGGAATCTAACATGAAAACTTACCTGCATGAGCAGGAGCATTATGAAAAAGATTGTGGTAAGAACCTTTGTGTTGACGAAATTGAAGCGCAAAGACATAAATAAATTTTAGGAGTAGTTTTTGATGATTATAACTAAATGGGACGATTGGGATTTACATATGCACATATCGCCAGATCAAGTACGCCGTTGGGATGGACGACAAAACGGAGTTAATCCTAATACCTTCAAAGGTCGAATTGATAGAGCTAACCTTAGTGGCATTACCGAAGAAGGTTATAAAACAACTTTAATTTCTTGTACTTGTGAAGATTTTCAAAGCCGAAGCTTGCCCTGCGGCCATATTTACAGACTTGCACGGGAACTAAAAGTACTACAAACGCCTAATATAAAAAGATCTCTTGAGTTACTGGCTACATTTAAAAACAGCTTTGCTGAAGGCTGGGCTTTTGGTGTCGGAGAATTTCACAGAGATTATTTAGATATCAAATATACCTCTTATAAGGGTAATGGCCAAACTTATAAAACATGGACTCAAGGAGCCGAATATCAATTTGATGTAGGCGTAATGTTTTATAACAATAATCCAGAAATTTATAGGAAAGATATTTGGGCTAATGTAGGCAAGCATGCAACTATAGCATTACAAGTCCATAGCTCCACAAATAATAGATGGACCTATCTACCTTCATACATCCCAACAACAACGGAAACTATACTACGTATAGAATCAAAATATACATACGGGAGCATATGCTTTGATGTATTTACTTATGACAATTGTAAAGCCATTAAATTAACGCAATACTATGCTCATGCAGATGAATTTTTAAAACTTTTAAAATATGGGCACTGTTTTGGAATAAAAGATCAAGAACAAATTTTTATAGATTTACGGAACTATTTAAAATAGTATAATTTTGTACCTTTAGGTGGTGTTTAAATTGTCTTTTGGTATTTGGGACGTCTCTATTCACAGTAAAATAGACCAAATTAAACGCATCAATACTTCGAAGCAAATAAAGTCCAAGAATATAGTGAACATTGATGTGCAAGGACAAACTGCTAGAATTTTAGGCTCTAGCGGGGAGATTTACGAAGTTACACTTGACCACTGTACTTGTTTTGACTTCAATTCCCAGCGAGGTCCCTGCAAGCATATTTACAAATTGGCAGCAGAATTGGATCTTTTACCACCTACGCCTACATTTAATGCGGAAAAGGCCGAAACTTTTAAGCAAAGTATCCCTGCAGAAATCGACCGCTTTAAACAACAATATCTTGCCGGCGCCATTTCTGCAGATAAGTTTATAAAAATAGTAAACGCATTAAACAGCAAATAAAAAAATCTCCCTGCTTGGCCAAATCGCCTGCGGGAAACCTATAATGTCAGAAGAATTTTTTGACGGCTATGTACAATGCAATGGTAACGTGCACGCTGATTTCTGCTTGGGGGCTGAAGGGGATAGCATGATAGGAGCACGTATATATGATGGCGATATCGTTTTCATCAAGCAGCAACCAGAAGTTGAAAACGGAGAAATAGCTGCCGTTGCGATTGATGATGCGGTCACCTTAAAACGAGTGTATTTTGGAGACGATTACATTGAGCTAAAACCGGAAAACCCCACGCACAAAATACTTCGCTTTACCAAAAACGAAGTAGAGCAGTTCCGAATTATCGGTAAAGCTATTGCGTTTCAGGGGGATGTAATATAATTTTTATGGTCTGATGAAGATATAAATAAAATATTTTTTAATCGAACAAGGGTGGTGCTTTTTATGGAAATAATTGAAATCATTGACAAATCAACAGTCATAGTTGACTATGGGTATGCCGATGGCGCTAGCATAGGCGATAAATTGCGAATATACAAAAAAGGCAAACCAATAGTTAATACTAAAGGCACTGTACTAGGAACTGTTGACCTAATAAAAGATACGGTAGAAATAGTAATTGCTTACGAAGCTTTTTCAATATGCAAAAAAAGAAAAGTAACTACTCGTGAAATTTTAAATCCTTTGTCTGCATTTGTTCAAACTGTGGTAACGCCTATCCCTTTAAAAATAAATGATGATACGATGACACACAGAGAGTATGTGTCAAGCGAGCCAATATCAGTTGGGGATTTGGTAATGAAAATTCCAGAATAAAATGGTTCCCATGTTGACAAGAAAAAAGTTGTTGTTTATAATGTAGATAGATGAAAAGACTACAATCGTGGGCGATTGGTCACTAACCCGCTATCTACTGGTAGCGGGTTTTTCATTTTTGGAGGTATTCTATTGAATCCAGATAAACCTTTTTTATCCGTAGAACAATTGATATTTCGTCTAAAAGAAAATTAT